CGAATGGAGTTCGCCGACCCCGTGTAAGGGCCCCCTGGGCCCGGCGGACTCGTTCCGAGCCCTTTCATTTTCTAATTTAAGGTGGGAATTTACTTGGCTTCAAGGAGCGCCAGACGGGCCTCGAGCGAACTGATGTTCGCGACCGCAGAGCTCAGGCTCTGCTCGAGCGATGCAACTTGGGCCGAGAGTTCCTGAATAGCCTTTGTAAGTACGGGTACGAGTTTCTGGTAGTCCAAACTGAGAGTTTCGGAACCACTCACACACTCAGGAACAACCTGTTGAGCTTCTTGAGCGATTAGACCGATTTGGCGACCCGACCCATACGTTCCCGGATCTTTCCATTCATAAGAAACGGGCCGAAGACTATTAACAGTATCGAGACCGTAAGGAATAGTCTGAATATTAGACTTGAGTTTTTGGTCGGAAGGCGTACGAATGATGTATCCGTTCGCATCGACCGAGAGGGTCGTCGCACCACCTGTGAGTGCTGCACTGAATCCCCCCAATTTTGTTGTGTAAACACCACTAGCGCCAGTATAAAAGTTGAAGTACGGGGTTCCGGGTGTTGAACTCGCAAGAAAATTGAGTTGACCGTTATTATTTTGTATTCCACAATCCTTCGTTGTATCGTTGTAACATGATATGTTCATACCTGCAGGACTGTTTGAGCTTTGTATACGGAAAACTGTAGTTGAAGACGTGTTCACATCAAGAGTGTATGCAGGACTCGTCGTCCCGATACCGACGTTTCCCGATGCCTGTACAACAAACTTATTGGTATTGCCGTAAAACCCAAGACCTACATAGTTGGATGTTGATCCGGCTCCAACGTGGTTATATGAAAACTCCCCCGAATTATTTGTACTGTTGACATTTCCAAAAATAAGTGATTTGTATGTAGAACCATCAACGTAATTAAATGCCCATGAAGCGTTAGTTGTTCCAGATGACCCGACAAAAGTACTCGTTCCGTGTATGGCTCCGTTCACGTCGAGTGTGAATCCAGGACTCGTCGTCCCGATGCCGACGTAACCGTTTTGGTCAATACGTAGACGCTCATAAAGAGCACCTGAATTTTGAGTCTCTATAACAAAGTTTCCGTAGTATGCACCATTGGTTACGGCTTGTGTTCCCTGAATACGCGCGAATGTCATGTGTTGCTGACCGCCTCCAAAGTCTTGGCCGCGGCCGCCGAGTGCGATGGACGCCCCGACGTTGGATGCGAACGCATTCGTCGAATTGACGAATAAAGTACCACCCATCGTACCCGTACCCGCGTAAGTGGGAGTGCTTGGTGAGTTTCCAAAAATAATAACGTTACTTTGTGAAAGTGGGTTGTTGGTGTAAATTGGTCCAGTAGGTGCCCCCACCTGAAACAAGTTTCCGGGACTCGCCGTCCCGATGCCGACGTTTCCGCCACGAGGCTGAAGTGAGATGGGCATGTTTGAAATAAAAGTGTTTATACCCTGAAGGTATGTATACCCAAACGGCGTGGTCGTCGTGTTCGAACTCACACCCATGCGTAGATTCCCAACACTATATGTCCCTATTCCGCTAAAAGATTTGACTGTGAACTGTGCAGAGTCATCATAGGACGCGTCGTATCCAGACGCAGGGTCCTTGGCGGGAAGTATATTTCCTTGAACAAAGGCCGAGAACCCACCAGTTGCTGTTTGGACGTTTGCGATGAAAGATTGTCCACTCGTGACTGAAAGCATAGATGTCCCCGCCGCGTTCGAAAAGGATGCCACGGCCCCCGACCCGAGCTGCTGGACGCTCAGAGCCGTACCCGTACTGGTGTTACCATAGACGAGCGTGTTGCTCGAGTTGATGAGCGTCGGGACGCTCGGGTTGCCCTGTGCGAAGCTCATTCTACTTTAGAAGGATATTTAGTTTTCCATAAAGCCAATGAACCTGGGCGGAGCCCGACTCCATTGGGTCTATGAATGTACTGAAAGTCTCTAGGCCGGTGGTGTAGGCCACACAATCGCGAAGGGGTCGGACTGTTTCGTCACGTCTCTGAGCCGGGACCTATAGTCCCGCCACTGGTCCCTCTGCGCCAAGATCGGGGCGGGCGGGTCGATGACTGAACACGTCCAATCGCTTTTGTAGAGGAGATCGCTTTGCTGAGCTCTCACTGAAGCCCACTGAGCTTGGGTTTTTGCGGCGACCTTTGCTGGGTCTTGGACGAGGGAGACGAGACCTGTGGTCTCGTCGCGAGTGGCCTGGTCCGCCAGAACGTCGAACGGGATCTCACATGGAAGGTCGTCTGGGGCCCATGCGGGTCCGCCATTCGTGTTGTACTTCAAAGTGACCTCGAGGGTCTCGGGGTCGACGCGGGCGAAAGTGGTCGTCATCTATTAAAGGGTGAGGAAGTTTCTAGAGCTCTGCATTCACCGCCCAGTGACCGTATACAATACCAGCTGCATAAGTGGCGCCTGTATTTATAGATCCTACGAAAGATGTGGTTGAAATGGCGGTCTGTCCTATAGCAACGGAATTCGTGGCCGGGCCCGCCCTTATGTATGTCCACTGGCCCACCGTACCCGTAGTCGTGTAAAAGGTGGGCACGACCTGGGCTCTCTTTGGGACGGAGTATTTAACGTAGGGATACATGGTACTCACGCTGTCAGACATTCCACCAACGACTGTGTATCCGTTGCTCGTGTTTGATCCAGGAGTCACACCAATCTCATAGGACTGCTCGTAATACCTCTGACAAAGCGCCAGTTCGGTCGCGTACGGCCGAACCTCGAACGGGGTCGCGATAGTCCCTTTTTCAAGCTGGACGCCGGTCACATCGAAGTAGTCGTTTGCCACGGCCGTGGCGGTTGTTGGACCATACTGAAAATAGACGCCAACTTGCGTCGCACTTATGGGGACTTGGACCGAGAACGAGTATTTCGTCCAAGAAGTGGAAGTAAGAGCTGATGACGGTTGCGTTATCATACCCGTCCACCCTGATGAGAAATTCTGGTCTGTTCCCGTTCCCGTCTGAACAAGTGCAAGTAGAGTTCCTGCAAAAGCCGAACCAGTCCTGTAATAAAAGGACATGGTCACGTACTTGCCTGCAAGCCTATAAGAATCTTTCGATTCGAGTCCATATGTTGCATATAAAGCCTGTGTGCTCGTATCTCCCACTGAGCGTCCTACACGGAAAAAGTTGTTCAAACCGTCATTCTGGTACGGGAGGTCTACGGACGTCAAAGTACCTTGGGCGACGTAGCCGCCGCCCGCGAACGATCCACGATAACACAGCCATCTATCCAAGGCGTAGCCTGTTGAAGATGTCCCCATAGCCGTCGGACTCGCAAGAGTCGTGGAGATTCCACGCTGGTTGATGCGCATGTCCCCGTTATAAAGAACGTTACGGAAGGTCGTGCTTTGGTGTGAAACCGTTCCATTCACGACCATGTTCCCCGCCACCTCCAGCTGTTGGACCGGCGCGGAGACACCGACCCCAAGGCGACCGTCCGCCGAAACTGTGGGGCCCTCGATGGAGGCGTTGAGGGTCCACGTGGCTACACTGATCTGCGTCTGCGTCGTTCCAGAGTTGATTATGTTTGTCACGAAACGGAAATATGTGAATGCTTGTGAAGTCGAGACCGTGAAAACCTGTGTCTGGTTAAGAGACCATGTGATTCCCGTTCGAGAATCCACGAGATACCAGTTAATCCCATCACGGGAACCGAGGATCCAGAACTTGTTTGGGGACTGAGTCGTGATATCACTACGGTTTAGAAGTGAATAACTTGAGAGGACAATAGATGAGGGATTTTGAATCTGAAGCCACTCTCCTTGGTAAGAATTTCCGTTGATATCTACCGTTGTCGGTCCTCCAGAGACAACAACGCCAGTACTTGCGGTATATGTGGATGCTGCAGATGTCCAGATGGTTAGAGAACTATCGAACGCGTACCATGCGTACTGCCCTGAAAGCTCTGAAGACGCACTCGCCACGTAAGTTCCTTGGCCGTACCCGCTGGACAGAGAAGTGGCGTAGGTGGTCATGGCGGCTGGGGGAAAGGGCAAAACTGCGGAGCTGTTTTGGCCTGCAAATTTGCTCGTCAGAACTCGGCCGGGCGCCGGCGCGTTGCGTAGGAGCAGGACGGTTCCGTACGGCAGGCCAGCCTGTGTCGTTCCCTGGATGGGCTGGAGGGGGCCGGTCGGTGGGGTGAAGCTCGTTTGGTACAAAGCAAGTCCAGAGATGATACGGGCAGATGCGATGTACCCATAGTAGTTGGATCCGGGCGAACCAGAATATGCAGCAGTACCTATGAGTATAGGCCACCCGGACGTGTTTGGAGGGGTTCCTATAGAACCGGATGCGACCGTTCCGTTCAGGGCTACATAAACTGTCCCCCCTGAAAAGGACCATGCGGCGTGATTCCACGCGTTGAAATTGACTAAATTCGTAGATTTGATTGCTGATCCTCCTCCACTTGAAGGATACCACCCCAACTTACTATCAGTTTCTATATACAAGTTCCAATCGTATATACTGGCGGTTGGTGTTGCGTGAGTAAACATCACATAAGATCCACCCAGACTGCCTGTCGGGTAAAACCAACACTCGAAAGTCACAATAGTAGAACTTGTTATTGAGATATTCACTGAAGTCGTAGGCAAGTTCACATAGGCACCTTTACCGCCCGGAAAGTACAGCGACCCTTCACCCGCAAACGGTCCAAACTCACTAAAAGCAACTGTATTCGCGACCGTAGCTGTGTTACTCACAACGTACGCGGGAATGTTCAAAGCGGACGACGAAAAGTCTTGTGGGGCGTAAACACCCGGGTTAGGTATACCGACCAGGGACGACGTCTGCGCGCCGTAGTTGAGTGTTACGGGCTGAGTCACACTCAGGGGTTGTTGGAGGTCGGTCGTGCCGTAGAGGGTCCATTCGGCAAAAGCAACGTCTGTTGCTACACCTGCACCGGCTATAATAGTCGTCACTAGACGAAAATATGAAAAAGCACTCGTTCCTACCAGACCCGTGAAACTACGCGTCTGACCTAAAGACCAGCCAGTTTGTCCAGTCCTCGAATCCACGAGGATCCAGTTAACTCCATCGCGGCTTCCAAGAACGCAAAACTGGCGAGGTTCGGTTCCATACGAATTATCATTTCGAGACGTGATGGAATAGTTACTCAGAACAATAGACGTAGGAAACTGTAGCTGTAGCCAATCACCGAGATAAGAAGTTCCGTTGACGTCCGTTGTGGTTACTGTACCTGTATATAGTCCCGTTGTAGCAGCGTAGAAATTAGACGAGGAAGATGCCCATATTGTAGACCCCGATTTATCGAACGCGTACCACGCCGGAGTGGAACTCGAATTGTACTCAGAAGACGCACTCGCCACGTACGTCCCGCCGTTGATGGACGTCACGTAGCCCGTCATGGCGGCGGGCGGCCAAGGAAGCACATTGGAGGATGCCCCGAGTTTCTGGATATTGACGCGCCCGTCGCCAGTTATACGGAGGGCGGGCGTTCCGTTGACGTCCCCGATCTCGAGGGTCGAGTTCTGTGGGGTCTGTGGAGTTGTTGAAAGAGCCAAGTAAGAGTTGTAAATCTCGACGTTGGAAAGGGCGCGGTTATACACGGCGAGGGTGTTCATGGAGGCGGAGACGCAATTGGCCGTGGATGTGTAGTCGCACCCGATGAATGTGTACGGAAACAAAGACGGGTCAGATGCGAGTGTGAGGGTTCCAGACGCGTTCGGGGCGCCGTTGACCCACCACTGGACCGTCGAGCCCGAGTACACCAAAGACAGGATATAAGGTACAGATTGGCTCAGAGTCCCCGTCGTTGTAACGGTCGTCGGAGTCCCCGAGTTGTTGTAATAACTGAACGAGAGTGTCGAACCCGTTCCGTTTCGAAGAATCGCAAACGAGTTATTGGGACTCGACGTGCTTTGCGTAAACTGGAAAATACGCTCGTTATTTGCGACGATTCCGTTCCACGTGTACTTGAACACGGCCGTGAACCCCCTCGTGGCGATATTAAAAGTTTGCGGGCCAAAATTTTGAAATTGCTTGAGCCCGCGGTCAAAGGTCAAGGCACCTGACTGGATCGTCGGGGAGTTTTGGCCGGCGCGTATGAGTGCCTGGGTCACACCGGTTGCGGACGTTGAGAGAGGGGCGGAGGGCACGGTGAAGGTGGCGTAAGAGGATGTGGATCCCGTGTAGACGGGCGTACCGGTCGTAAGGCGGAGATCGGCGACGTAGGCGTTTGTGGCCGTACTTGACCATTGACCAACAGTTAGAGTATACGATGCGACCGATGGTGTTCCTTGAACCGTCTCATAGTAAGATGCTGATTGTAGAGACCCGTTTCGGTTTGCGACCACTTGAGACTGAACACCATTCACGAAAAGGAAGATTTGTCCGGACGTCGAACACGTCATGGCGATATGGTTCCACGTATTGGCACTCAAGGGTGTCAGACCCATGACAGTCTGGGCAGAACTTGTTCCATAGTAATAGAAGTTCACGTACCCAGTGGTGTTCGCCCCGAAAGACCAGTAATCACCGGAAGCGTTAAAACTCATCAGTCCAAAAAGAGTTGGCTGAGGGTTTGTACCAGAGAGCGTTGCCGCCCCCGTGAACGTCGGATAGTTGACCCAGGCCTCCACAGTCATACCTGTCGTGTTCCATTGGATCGTCGAGTTCGAGTACGTTGCTGTATTTTGAAGGTAATTTCCGGCCGTGCCGTTAAAGTACAAAGACCCTTCCTTGTAAAGGTCCGCGAACGGTGATTGGGTCACAGCAGGGACTGAGCCGGTCGTGGTCACACCGAGGGAGTTGACACCAGACTCCACGATCGCATAACTCCCAAGATTCTGGTTCTGGGGGTTGACTTGGGTCCCCGAAGCGAAGATGAGTGCGTCACTCGGCAAAGCGTGTCCGCGGACGCTATCCAGACTCTGCACCTGGCCCGTGCTGACGACGTTCGCCGAGACGAGCGAAGACATCTACTAAGTGCTGAGAGTTATTTTGGGAAAACTAGTTCATCACCGTTTTCGGTCTTTTCTAATGTATAACCCCAGTTTACGGCAGTGTCTGTAGGTACACCCCAACCCTGTTTTATTCCACTCGTCTTGAGAAACTCTTTGTACTTGTTCTCGAATACAGCTAAAGGCATCCGACCTTCGAACTTGTTCTGGAACAAAAACTCGTCAAGTGGTAATCTCGTGGTTTTCAACCACTCCTCTTTCCTCGTGATAACCGGTTTACTCGCCACGAAATGGAACCCATAAGTATGAGTGACGTAATTCTCGAAACTTCTCAAGCATTCAATCAGTTTCATCACATCAGCAAGCGTTGCGCCAGACTTTGTCCAAAATTCATTTCTACGATACCTAATTTGTCTATCACCACCACCGCAATCACATCCCATACAGTTTGTGCCGTCTCCTGGCCAGGCCACGCCGTCTTCAACACAATTGGGCTTTCTGACGTCTCCTCCTAGGTTCTCACGTATTTGAACGAATTCTTCAGGCGTGACGGGTTTCCTGGTTCTGAAACGAAATTTACAACTTGAAAGGATACATCCCTCTGTATTCATAGGGGAATTGTCACGCTCCTCCAGAAACTTGTTTATGATATTGATCATGAGTCTCTCATCGCCCACAAAGTACTCATTCCCGCGAGCATGAGAACCAAACCTTGCCCTGAACGTTCTGATGATTGCCGATTCTGCTGGAACTAGCTCGCGTGTACACTTGCGCACATACACGAGCTCCGAATCTCCTGGATAAGCCCCGAACCTCTTGAGTTGAGGCCCATAGTCCTGCTGGGTTCTCCCCACCTTATACACGTCATCAGCCATCTTCAAGAGGTAGATGTAGCCTGGCATCCTGTACTAGGGGCTGAGATTTTTTCCTGGGGAGACGGCCTGGGTCTCCCGAGGAAAAGGGTGGTGGAGGTGGACCCTGGTCCGGGCCCCCAAAAATCATGGGTCGATGCGAGAGTGTCCTGAATTTTTCCTCTTTCCCGGGGTTCACACCCTTCTCCATTTCACCACTCAAGTATGTTTCTTACCAAAAACACGAGAAACGACGTGGTGAACCCTTGGTGAACCCTTGGTGAACCCTACCCTGAAAGGTCGTACACGTCATACCCTTGCTCTTCTATCCCCTTGATGACCTCGCGACACTCGATGATCCATGTGTAAGACCCTGCGTGTCCCTTTTCGATCGTGACACCCTGGATCTTGTCGAGCGCCGGCTTGAGCGTGTACTTGTTTTTCGGTTTGAAATCCGAGAAGCGACACCTCGTGACCCAGTCCTGGTACTCGTCGAACATGTCTGAGCTTTTGATACGTATGGTGGCGCCCAGGGCGTTCTGAACCTTGTGGTAAATGAACAGGAGTTCCTTTTCGGCCGAGAGGCTCTTGACCCGCTTGTAGATGTCCGTCATGGGGCGTTCGGCCTGGAAGTTGGTCTGTGAGATGTCTATGCTCATGAGGTGGTCGTAGATAGCCTTGATGTTCGCGGGAACGCTCGCGTACTTGCGCAACTCGTTGAAGTAGTCTGTATTCTTGTAGAACTTGTTGGAGCACTCGAGCACCGCATAGCGTCTGTCGTCCGAGTCGAGCTTCACGGGGTCTGGTTTGTTGTGAATGATGACGTAGTTACAGCAGTTGTTGAGGGTACACCGCGTGACTCCCTTGACCTCGTGCTGAACCGTCTCGCCCGTGATGAAAGTCTTGAACCTGTCCGAGTTAACCTTGATGGTACCAACGTTGAAATCGTCCACGACCACCATAATCTTCGAGTTGGTCAGGGGTGCGAACTGCGAAAACAGGTCGAGATCCGGGCTCGAGGTGTGGCCAAAGTACTCGTCCCCTATGACCTTTTTCATGAGGTGCTCAAAGACGCTCGACTTGCCCGCGCCCTGGCGACCTATGATGACGAGCGCAACCTCCGTCTTGCGCCCTGGGTACTGGACGATGTTCGCGAGCCACTTGAACACGTAGTCTGCCTGGTCTTCGAACAGAGCCTTGACGTGGTCTATGAACATGGTGGCCGACCCGCCCGTCTCCTGGATTCTCTGGGACGCAAAGCCTTGCCATGTGTTGAAGACGTCTTTGGGGCACACGGCCGGTGGAGGGAGAAAGTCAAGTCTTTCATACGTGCGCATGTTCGGATCCTTGAGCCAGTTTTTGACGAAAGGCTCGTCCTTTATGAGTTTGTTTTCATTCATGTGAAAGAGCGTCGCCCGATTCATGAGTTGGATACCGCTCGGCACGAGACGCACGAAACCAAAGGGGTTCATGATTTTCAGGTGCGTCTTTTCAAACTGGATCTTTTCACGCTCGTAGCTTATCTGATCCGTGTTCTTTACGACCCACCTGAGCGTATCGTCGTCCTGGGCCTGGACACAGACATCGAGCCATGTGGAGTCTCCTATGAGCGTAGCACCCTTGAAGCTCAACACACTCGATGGAGCTTTATTGAATATCGTACCATCGGTTATTTTACGAAGCTGAATAACATAGTCATCGAGCTGTGTTCCAGTCACGACGAAACGAAAGTGGGTGACCCATGCGTCATCTTCCTGGAAGGTACACACTATCCCGCAAATACGGAGTCTCGGGTAGTCCTGGGCGTTTACGATAACCTCGAGGTCGTTTTCGCATTCGCACCGGTGCTGAAGGATTTCAGACTCTGAAAGTCGGGTGGCCGACTTGATTTGGTACTCAAAAAAGGGCTTCTTTCCGTTACGGGAAACAAGCACTTCGCATGCACATGGGTTCGCCTGAAGAAACTCTTCGACCTCGGCCTGGGTGCTGAGCTGGACCGGGGTCTTGGACTTGGGGGTCGAACACATGAACACGGGAGCCATCTAGTATGGCCTGGGATTTTTTCTGAGGAGACGGCCTGGGTCTCCTGAGGAAACTCAGCCGGCCGCCACCTTACGGAGGGCGTATCGCTCGGCGTGACTCGCCAAAACTTTGTCCCTATTTTCATCGTAATACCGAGCCGACTGCTCACGTACAGCTTCCCTGTGCGTCTCTCGGTACTTGGCACGGGCTCTGCGATTGCTCTCTTCTCTGCGCTGCTTCGCCTCCTCAGCCTTTTGCTGCTGAGCATCCCAGAATGCTAGGATCTGATTAATGGGCGTTCCGTTGTACGTTTCCATTCCCTATTTTATCTTGGGAAAATAACTTTAAGTGTTCGGAGGCGCTGGAGTCTATGAATTTTCAAGTGAAATTACTGAGGAGGAGTAGGCCAAACGGGGTTCAAAGGGTCACTCGTCACGTCCGGCAAATTCCTCAGAGCCTGGCGGTACGTCGCCCACGCCGACTTGGACTCGGTGGACAGTGGGGAGTCGTTTCCCTGAGTCCAATCACTGGCGGTGAGGAGCTGGTTTCGTTGAGCGCGGAGGGCGGACCAGAGGGACTCTGTCCGTCCCGATATTTTCATGGGGTCGGCCACGAGCGTGACTTCACCAGTCTCTGGATCTTTCTGACCTTTCACGACGTCCCACGAGAGACCATCAGGGACTGGGAGGGTCACACCGGGAGTCACGGGAACTATAGGCGAGTCACTAAAGTACCAGTCGACGACATTCAAGGTATTTGAATCCAAAATTGCGAGAACCTGGGTCATGTCTAGTAAAGACGAGGGTTTTTTATTAATAAATTATAGAATGGAAGAGACGTACAAAGGTGAGCCTCTAGAAAAGATGTACGAATTGTGGATGGCACACAAGGCCAAGGAGGAAGCGTCACACCAGAAGAAACTGGAGAGGGACCGAAGAGCCAAGGCGGCGTACCGGGCCAGACGGAAGTCAGCGCCTCAGGACGCTTCCAAATAAAATCTCAGGACAGGGTAAGGCATGGGCTTCATATACCAGATCCGAAACACTGTGAATGGCAAGTGCTACATAGGACAGACGAGACGTCAGGACGTCCATGAGCGCTGGAAGGAACACAAGCGCAAGGTCAAACACGTCATAGGATCTGCATTTGCCCTTCACGGTCTAGAAAACTTTGAATTTTCGGTCATTTGTGAGATTCCGAACGAGGAACTGAACGATCGAGAAGTCAAGGAGATTGCTGAACGTGGTACACGCGCCCCGAACGGGTACAACCTTAAACCCGGTGGTGAAGGTGGTGAAATGCTCGAAGAGACGAAACGGAAGATAAGCGAGGCGAACAAGATTTCACACGCAGGCGTAAAACTTTCTGAAGAACACGCGCGTCGGATAAGTGAAGGCCAGCGACAAAGCCCGAATATGAGTCATCACCGAACCGAGGAACAAAGACAAAAGGACAGGGAGGCCAGGAAAGCCTCCATGAAACCCGTTGACCAGTACACGCTCGATGGGACGTTCATGAAAACATGGGAGTCGGTGCGAGCCACGGGCGTGAACCGGGTAAGGGACTGTTGTTCGCTCCGGCAAAGTCAAGCGGGTGGGTTCGTGTGGAGATGGCGTGGGGAGCCGTTCGACGCCAAACCGACCGAAGAACAGATAGAGGCCCTAAAGAAAAAGGCACGAGAGTACCGTGAAAAGAACCGAGAGCGCATAAACGCTTGGAAAAGAGCCTACACACTAAAGCTCCGCACTGAAGCCCAAGAATGCGGCCGTCGTGTTATTGGCGATGAGGACGACGGCGCCACCAGCTGTCAGGCCCGAAGCGACACCGACATCCACACTGATGTTGTTGGGAGCGGCTGAACTACAGCTTAAGGAAGTTGGCGTAATTGAAGAAGCTCCGTATTCCAGATAGAATGATGTGACTGCGGAATTGGATATTGTTGTCGGGTTTGCTCTCATAGTAACGAGGGCGGGAAGGGCCAGGTGCGCCCCGACCGTGGAGTACGCACCACCCGCCGCAAAACGGGTGAAAGCGTTTCCTCCGAACTGCTGATAATAACGTTGGCAAAGAGCGAGCTCAGTGGCATATGGTCTTTGTTCCCACGGGGTCGCGATCGTCCCCTTCTCGAGCTGGATTCCTGTGATTGCGATGTATGTCCCCGCGTAGTTGATCCACGGGTAGTTTCCGTACAAGGTGTATGCACCCGTCCAAGCACTCGAAGCACTCGTTACACTTGCTGAATTTACAGGACAAATGTAAAGCTGTAAACTTCCCGAACTTCCTGTACCCCATGAAGACCCGTTGGGTGGTGGTGGAACCGTAAACGTGTAGTATTGCCAAACACCCGAGTTGGCGTTGATGACCATGTTATAGTTTGTGTTGCCCGAACCGTAGTTGCCTATGTTCATATTGAACTGACTTCCCGTAGGTGCGTTTGTACGGAACCAAAACGAAAGGGTCACAGGGCTCCCGAACGAAGTACCCCAATTCAAGTCCTGAATGGTGTACCCTTCTATGAAATATCCAGGAACGACATAAGATGCTGTGACTGCCGAGTTGACGACGATGTTCGACGCGTACCTGAACCCGTACTGGTACGGTGTATCTGAAACGGTCAACGTGTTTTGATACTGTGTGATTGACCCGGCTGACATGTTTGCTTGAATGTTGAACCTATCAATCAGATAATAAGTTGCCGAAACGAGTGGAATTGTGTTCGACGTCCCCCTCTGCGCGATCCTCATGTCCCCGTTTATCACTCTGTTGCGGTACATCAAGGGATTCCCGGCCGAGACCGTCCCGCCCGTGACCAAGTCTCCGGCAACCTCCAAGGACCTTTGCGGGTTTGCGATGCCCACTCCTATTTTGCTGTCGTTTGATACACAGAGCGCTTCCTCGGTGCCGTTGAGGGTCCATTGAGCCACGACGGCTATAGTTCCCGCCCCAATAAGCTGGTTCACGACGAGACGGTAATAGTTGTATGCTTGAGTCGCCCCCAACTGAAACGTGCTATATGTCATAGTCGCAAACCCGCTCCACCCAGTCACCGAGTGGATCAGAGTCCAGTTTATTCCGTCACGACTTCCGAGGACCCACCACTTTGCAGGGACTTGAGTAGTGAGACCTGCGTTTCCTGGGTTGAGTTGATATTTTGTGAGTAAAACCGAGACTGGTAACTGTATCTGGAGCCATTCACCCGCATATGCGTTTCCGATGGTATCTACAGTCGAGGTCGAAGTCGTTGGCCCGTATGGAGGGTTTCCACTATATGGAGTTCCTGGGGTCACCCATGCAGTTGCCACTCCAATAATACCAAAGGCGTTCCAAGCGGCATAGTTACTCGCACCGCTAAGAGAGTCTGAAGACGCACTCGCCACGTATTTGCCCTGCCCGTACGTCACGGACGCGTTCGAGGTTGTATCGAGCAGGTACGAGCTCATGGGCGCCGGGGGGAAGGAATAGATATTCCTTCCCGCACCGATACTCGTCGAATTCAAGCCGCGGCCCTGAACTTCCAAAGTCTGACCGACCTGTTGGTTGAGTGATTTCAAAAGGAGAAGGGTGTTGGCGTTGGTGGTGAAAGGGGCTGACGGCGCTCCAGGGCTGGTTCCCGTATACACGGCCACGTTTGAAATACGCACGTCAGCCATATTTCCAGTGAAGTAGTTGCTGAAACCGTAGCTGTATCCGACCTGAACATTTGCAGTAGGGACGAACGTCATGTTCGATGCTGACGCGGCCGCTTGTCCCTGGCGCACACCTGCACCGTACGTGCTTATGTTTGTACCGTCATATACGATAGCGAAATGACTCCATGTATTGAAAGGAGGTATGTAACCATAGTAAGCCTGTGTGGCACCATACACGAATCTCAACACGTTAGAGTTGTCGAAAAGAACTCCCCAATCCACTCCCCTGGCCATCAAGGACTGGTAGTTGCCTGAATTTTGGGGATAAATCCACCCCTCAATAGTCCACGAATTTGCCCACAAATTGGTGGTCAAGGAAGAAGACGCCGCGTTCCCGTAATCGACGTACCCCGTTCCGTCGAACCTCAAGGACTGGAGTTGAGGGTACGTCGTACTGTATGGTGACAGGGCGTTAGACGTGACACCACCGACGGGCGTTGGGAGGGACCCGTAGGCAGTTGTCTGGGCAGACAACTGGGTGACGTCCTGGATCGACGGGTAGGTTGGTAAAGGGTACTGGGACTCGAGTTGCCAGGCGACGGTCGCGCCGGCGGGGACTGCGGCGAAGTTGGGGTTTGCCGTAAAGTTCCCGCTCGAGTAGACGTTCGCAGCCGCCTTGCTTGCGGCTGAAGTGTCATTGCCATAAACGAGTCGGGCCTTGGCGATGGCGAAGTTGCCACCGGTTGCGTTATTCTGTTGTCCGATTGTTATAGGCGCGGTGGGTGTGGCGGGCGTACCTGAAACTGCAGTTGTGCTCACAAGCACGCCGTTTATGAAAATGTAAATGTTTGTTCCGTTCGATTGAACGGCACAGTGATTCCATCTACCGGTGACGAGTTGAGTAGAACCACCATAAGCACTTACGAATCCGCCGTTATAATATATGAAAGTAACACCGGCATTCACGTTAGAATCAAAACGCCATGAGAACCCAGCATCGGTGGGGGAAACTTTACCGATTTGAGGGTATGTTGTATTCGCAAATGATGCGTAATTCACCCAATATTCAAAGGTGAAACCGTTTGAACTGAATACCGTATTATCAGCGGTACTCGCCTGTGTGTAATAAGACCCCACCGTCCCCGGCAAAGTCAAACAGGGTCCATAGGGCGAGGTCGAGGCGCCCGGGAAGTACTGGGACTGGAGCGCCAAGGTCAGGTTTGACGAGTACCCCGTACTCATACCTGTCACGTAGGTCGGGGCCACGGTGAAAGGGGCGGCCGCGGTTGTGAAAGAGGCTGTAGGGACCACGGAACCGGTCATGACGCGTACATCGGCGACGTTTCCAGAAAAGTAAGACGAGGAACCAACATCATTGAACATGTATATATTCGCGGTCGAAGTCACGTTAGCTTGTGAGCCGGTCGCAGAGCCAAAAGCCGCGCTATTGTTGAGAGTTCCATTTACAAAAATATACAAAGTGCCTTGTGTAAGACTTGAACGGACGTATGATGCAGCTATATGGGTCCATGTTCCTGCTGAAATTGTTGATCCATTTACTGTAACTAAAGATGTTGCATTGGACACGTAAAATACAGGGTAATTTAGAGAATGAATATATATTGCAAAGTCTGAGGGGGACGTCAAAGTACTACGTTGAATAATGTCCTGAAACCGACCCAGACCGGCCAAGTTGACCCACATCTCGATGAAAAGATTGGACGTGGCGAGGTTCGAGAAACGAAGTGAGTTTCCGTTACCCATGTTGAGACCTGAAGCGCCCGAAGACGCTCCCTGGACGGACAGAGCCTGTGTGATGGTGCCCGTCCCCGTATTGGATGTTATGGCCGCCGCATTACTCAAGTAATTTTGAATGAGCGAAGTGGTTGTTGTCAAAGGCACGGACCCCGTGACATACGAAGAAACGGAAAGGGAGCCGGCCGGTACCCTCTTGGCATTTACATACAAGCCTCCGGCGGTGTCACCTACGGTGACCACGTTTCCCACAAACGAAGTGTTTCCAGACACGGTGAAAGTCTCTGTGACGGCTGAAGGGTTGACGCCCAGACCCACCTGTCCCGAGTTGTAATAGACGGTCGTACCTTGCTGGAGCCATGGGTTTGTGGTCGGCGTGACGTACGAGCCTACAGGTTTGAGTGAAATGAAGGTTGAGGTTGTCGAAAGAGATATGTTTGCAGATTGGGTCCCTTGGAAAGAACACTCAACAAAGTAGACGTTTGCCGTGTTTGTGATATTGAGAGGCAACTTGATAGCGGTCGTTGGGTCTTGGGTATACATGGGCGCGTACGTGTACAAATAGTACGGCGTCGTCCCGCTCGGGCTCAGAGTATCAGAACTCAAAGACCCGACCTGGAACTGGGTCGGCGTCACACCCACAGTATTCAAACACATGTTGACTTCGTAGAGACCCGCCTGATTGAACGTAAAGTTCCCGTTGGACGTAACTGATATTGCGGTCGAGATTCCATTCACGGTCCACCCGTTCGACGAGTTGAGTGTGATGCGGTACGTGTTTGAAGAATAGGACCCTGAGAGGTTTGAGGACGCTGTACAATTGGCCAAGAGTCCCGAGGCAACACCGGTCGCTGATGTGAGGTAGTTACCGAAGGGCCCGACTTGAACATAGGTTCCGTAATTGGAACCAACCGCGGACCCGCCGGTAGGGGCGGTTTGGTACAGAACCGTAGGAGACCCCGCGACCGTCGAGAAGTACGCGTCCAGGTAGTACCATTTGGAAACGTCTGTGATGGTCAAAGGAATTGTGACGAGGGTCGTAGGGCTCGAATTCAAAGGGTAATTGTATACGTAGACGTACCCCGAAGTCGCCGTGACGGAAGGGGGGAAAGAGGACGAAGATGTGGAGCCGACCCCGACCTTGGCGGCGGGCTGATCACCGACCAGGACACACTGGATCTGGTACAGACCGACACTTGTAAACTTAAGCATACCGGAAGAGGCACTAAAGGACGAAACGGCCTGGACGGCCTGAGCGCCAAAGGACCCCAAGTTTATATGGTAGCCTGCAATACCCGGCCCGGCTGTTCCCGTTGCAAAGGACGACCCAAGGGAATAGGAGCTCGGGAGGACGTAGGTCACGCCCTGAGACGTTCCAGACCCGGACCCGACGGACCCACCAATACTAAAAATGTTCCCGGCGACCACGAGATTCCCCGTGAGATACACGTTTCCGAATCCCGTGTTTGTACTCAGGTTACTTGACATGATGATGTTCTGAGTAATGAGGTTCCCGGCCAGGTTGGAATCGCCTGTGACATTCATGGACTGAATGTTTGCTGTGATGACGTTTGCGAGCGTCGTGGAGACGGAGGCTGCGTTAAGCGTGCCGATCCCCACGAGATTCGTGGAGTTATAGAACGTCGTGGCGCTCATCTCCCCTCTGGTACTTGCGAATATTTGTTTCGGGGGCGGGATCACGACCCCGTGGGCGGAGGGATCCGAAGGATCACGACCCCTTGGGAGGATCACGACCCCGTGGGCTTTGCCCACGGCCTCGGTCTCAGAACTTATTAAACAAAGGACTCAGGGTCCAGGCTGGGTCGACAGGCACCTGAGTATCAAGCACGCCAACATTCGAGGAGGCGCTCGGACACAGAACGACCCGTCCGTCCGGAATGAGCGTCGCGCCTGCGTATCCACCCGTCCCAGTCCGTGCAAGGTTCGAGAATGTAAGAGCGACCGTATCGAACATACCCACGTTAGACCCAACGGGGCCAGTCGTGACCACGTTCCCAGAAGGCAAAAGGGCACCGCCCAAAAGTGATGCTCCGCACGCAAGGATTGTACCCGGGCTCGATAGGCTCTGGTTCCAGACAATCAGGTTCGCACCCGGGCCCGAAGGCATGAATACGACGTTCCCTTGAGGGGTCAGAACGGCCGATCCACAATCATTCGCGGGGTTGACTGGCCCGACATTCGTGAATGTGCCTAGACCCATGGGCCACGAAACGGCCGAAGAGTTCCACACGCCTATATTCCCCGTGGATGCACTCGGACACAGAACGACGTTCCCCGTGGGTAAGAGGATCCCGCCGCCCCCGAACGGTCCCATGGGCCCGACGTTCGAAAAGGTCAAGGTTGAAGGATTCAGAACGCCTATATTTCCAGAAGTTTTTGTAAAAAAAGCAACGTTCCCAGAGGGCAAGAGCGTCCCGCCCTGGAAAGCAGCCCCTCCACAGGGCACGTTCGCGAAGGAGCCACTCAGGGGATTGTACACGAGGGCATTTGCAGAAGTCCATGGGACGAAAACTACGTTTCCAGAAGGCAGGAGCACACCCCCGCGAAACCCTGGAGATGCGCCGAGAGGCACGGACGAAAAGAGACCAGTGGCTGGATTGAAAAATCCGACGTTGCTTGCATTCTGGGGCGCGAACAGAACACGACCGTCGGGCAGACACACGCCTCCCCAATAGTCCGATTGGCCCTTGGGACCCGACGCGACGTTTCCGAACGAAGGGGCCGGGCTCGTGGCCCACCATGACCGCGCGGGCTGACTCGCTGCGTTACACGTTGCAGAGACCCAGTTCTGGATGGTCGCGGCGTTTGCCACGCTCGGCAAAAGGTACGGACCCCTCTTAAACAGGTCCTCGCCATAGTACAGGGTACCCGTGAAGACGTTCTGGGTCGTCACGGCATTTGAGACCTGGACGTTCCCAGCGACCGTGAGGTTCGAAGCGCCGGCCGTGGTCCCCACGCCCACGTTGAGTGGGAAAGCGAACGAAAAGGTCTGGACATTCAGGACCTGGATATTTGCGAGCCCTGCAAAGAGATTCGACGTCACGAGGGCGTTCGAGACAGTCACGTTCCCAAGGACGTTCAGGGTCGGGCCCAGGGGAAGAGCCCCACCGAGTCCCGCCTGGAGCGCCACGAAACTCGTGACGTTCGCCTGGCCCGGTGCGACATTCAGGGACCCAGTCACAAAGACGTTTGTGACGGTCAGGGCGTTGGACACGAGCACGTTCCCGAGGACGTTCAGGGTCGGACCAGAGGCCAAGGCCCCACCAACAGCCAAGTTCCCGGGCACGGTGACTGTCTGAAGGTTCGCCCCGGCCAAGTTTGCCACGTTTGCCACGAGGTTCGCGACCACGAGGGTATTACTGACCGTGACGTTCCCAAGGACGTTTAGGGTCGGGCCGGAGGCCAAGGCGCCGCCTAGACCCGTGAGGCCCTGGACCAAAAGGGTCGAGACGTTCGCCCCGGACACGTTCGCCACGTTTGCCACGAGGTTCGACGTCACAAGGGCATTTGAGACGGTTACGTTCCCAAGGACGTTCAGGGTCGGACCAGAGGCTAAGGCGCCGCCTAGACCCGTGAGACCCTGGACCAAAAGGGTCGAGACGTTTGCCACGAGCGTGTTTGAGACGTTACTCAGGATGTTCGGCGCAACGAGCGAATTGCTTGCCCAGACGTTCCCCTGGACGTAAAGGGTCGTTCCGAAAGGCGCCGTGGTCCCTATACCCACCGACCCAGACTGGCCCCAAATACTTTGGACGTTGAGATTCGGGACGTTTGCTGTGTTTGCGTACACGTTGGTCGTGACTATCGAGTTTGTGACGTTGATCCAGCCGTTGACACTCAGGTTCGCGAGGCCCGGTGTTGTCCCGATGCCCAAACTCTGGGTAAATATGAGCGTCTGAACATTCAGGGATGTCACGTTCGCCTGAGAACTAAACACGTTCGGAGTGGTCAGGGCATTTGTCACGTACGCGTTGCCCTGGATATACATGGTCGTTCCGGAAGGGGCTGTGGTCCCGATACCCGTGAATCCCGCCGTTCCGAAGATACTCGTGACATTCAGGACCTGAGTATTTACGAGTGTCGAAAAGACGTTTGGCGTACTGAGTGCGTTACTGACTGCGACATTCCCCTGGACGTAAAGGGTCGTTCCGGATGGTACGGAGGTCCCCACGCCCGTAAAGCCTGTTGGGCCCCACACACTCGCGAGATTCGCGACGAGTGTATTCATGGTCGTGGTGTACACACAGGCAAACGGGCTCGCGACGTTAGCTAGGCTCGTGCTTGGGTACCCGGCCAAGACATTTCCGTAAAATATTGTTGATGACCCCTGTACTGTCAAGTTCTGTTGGAGGACGGTGTTTCCCGTCGTGTTCGAGTCCCCGAAATTAGTGATGACTGGACCCATCTACTAAAGAGTCGAGAGTTTTGTGGAGGCTCTCTCACGTCCAGGACTCTTTGGATCTAGGACCCCTTGCGGGGTCCTGTCTCACGGGCCCTTGTTCACGTAGGGACTCGTACAAAACTCTTGGGTCGAATGAGCTCCGAGGTAACTCACGATTCCTACGCCCGTTGCGTTCGGCCCGGGACTCATGACCAGGGACCCGTTTACAAGGAGAGACCCGCCCACGTACCCCGACCCGGACCCGGCGGAGGCCCCGTTCGAGAATGTGAGTGCGACCGGATCAAAGAGTCCTATATTTGAAGAGCCGTTCGGAAAGAAAATCACGTTTCCTGTCGGGGCCAAGGTCCCTCCCGACCAGGACCCGAGTCCGTCTGCCGTTGCTTGAACATTTGACCAGGTCCCTGTGCTCGGGCTAAAAGTCACGACATTCCCAGACATGTACGGGACGAAAACCACGTTCCCGAGTGGGTCCAGGACCGCCCCCAAGAACGAGTCTTGGCCCGCGCCAATCACTGGCCCCCATGTCGTCGTTGAGAGAGACACAGAGTCCAGACCAAACACGGTCCCTGAAACTCCCGGACTCATGATGATCTGTCCGGTCGGCGTGAGTACGCCCCCGTGAATCTGACCCGCCCCGATCCCCGGTCCCTGAAGCGAAAAAGTCTGCATGACAGGACTGTATTGCCCGGGCGGTCCACCCGTCGAGTACGGGAAGAACATGACGTTTCCGGAGGGCACGAGACACCCGCCGTCAAAACCGGGAAAGCTCAGACCCGTCGGGACGAGGCTCGTTCTTAGGGTCGCCGGACAAAAGACGCCCACGGCCGTAGATGTCCAAGGGACCAAGATGACGTTTCCGGTCGGGTCAAGGACACCCCCGCGGAACCCCGAGACTTGGTCCGGCCCGAGGGTCAAGAGCCCCGTGCGTGGATTCCAAACACCCACGTTATTTGCCGTTGCAGGGACCAGAACAACCTGGCCCGAAGGACACAGGACCGAGCCCCAGTACCCAGACGCTGGAGCGCTTGCAGAAGCCTGGGTCGAAAATGAACCGGCGGTCCGTGAAAGGTTCGAGCTCGCGCGGATCCACGCCTGAATTTGCGCGGCGTTTGATACGCTCGGCAGGAGGTGCGGCGACCTCCGTACCAAGTCCTCCACGTACGTGAGTTGACCCAGGGACGCGAGCCCGCCGGTCACCACGGAAGACCCGAACGAGACGTTCCCCGTGACTGTGAGATTCGCCCCGGGCGTCGCGCCCAGACCCAGAGACGAAACGGCGAGCCCTCCTGATGCAATATTCAAGGTCTGGACGTTTGCCGAACCTCCTCCCGAGACTTGGACGTTCTGCGTAGTCACGGTATTCGAGACCTGGACGTTCCCAGACAAGGTCCATGTGCCCGTGACCAAGGTCTGGACGTTTGCCCGAGCGACGTTCGCGCCCGAGGCATAAAGCACGGGCAAAGTCACGGAATTCGAGACCTGGACGTTTCCAGAGACCCAGACGTTCGGAAGACCGTTTGACGTGCCGATCCCCGCATTCAAAAGGCCGGACACAACGGACACGTTTGCGACCCTGGTAACATTCAGGGTCGTGTACACGTTCGGGACTTGGAGAGAGTTGCTCACCTGCACATTCCCAGAGACGTTCAGGGACCCAGGCCCAGGACCCATCTGACCCGCCACGAGACTCGTCACGTTCAGGGTCACTGAATTCAAAAAATTTGTAAAAATATTTGGAACCTGAAAAAGGTTCGAGACTTGAACGTTGCCCGTGACGTTTAGAGTCCCGGGCCCAGAGCCCCCGCCCCCAAGACCTCCTTGCGGACTCCCAAGGGTCTGGGCAAGGAACGCACTGCTCACGTTCATGAGACTTGTCAGAACGTTCGACCCGCCCAACGTGTTGCTCGCTAAAAAGTTGCCCGTGACGTTGAGTGTTGCGGGTCCGGGCAGACCCCCGAGACCCAAGGGT